AGATAAATTAATTATTTGTGATGTAGCAGTTAGTACCTCTCTTTTTGGAATATTTCTTGTTTCAACAGCTAAATCTTTACCTGTTAATAAGGCAATAAATTCCAAATCCACCAATGGTAATTCTGATTTCATGGTAGCATTTTTGGTATGGTCAAAAGAAACTAATTTATAATTTCCCTGCCCTCCTCTAAGGTCAAGACGGTCTGCTGTCATTTCAATTGTTGACATACCAGCGTAATCTACATAAAACATAGATTCTCCAGTTGTATAATCAAAAACATTAAAATTTAATACCTCTTTAATTGCTAATTGTTTTGAAGCCATTTAGATTCCTCCTTAATATTTATTGTTACGTATTTAATAGTGTTGATGCCCAATGTTTAATTTGCACATCATCTTGTGAAGCACCATGTATTAATGCATCTGCATTAATAAAATATTCGTCAATCATATTCAGTCTTTTAAATTGGTCAATCAATTGATACATAGTTAATTTATGCACATTTAATAGATTTATTGATGGGTGTTTTGCACAAACAGAAGAAATTATATTAGAAATTTCTAAATCAATATCATTTTTATCTAAATTATATTTTGATTTAACTTCCTTTAATCTTTTCATAAACTCTTTTTGTTTTGCATTTTTTGCTTTCACTTCAGTGTTATCTTTACTTATACAATTTTGATAACAAATAATGTCCATCATTAATCCAAAATTTGATATATTTATACATATACAATCATTTATGTGACCAATATAGAAATATCCATCTTCACTTACACCTATATCTTTTTTTAATAGAAATGATAACGCATCAAGAATTTCTTTTTTAAAATCTTCATGCATTATAGCATTTAATAATAAAAATTCAAAAGGTTCAATTCTTTCTTCTGTTTCAATTTCAATCATATTAAGGATATCATCAGTGGTAATTGTTAAAAGACTTAAATATTGATTATATCTTGTCATTCCAATTTCTAAAATTTCATCTATAGTTAAAGGATAAATCAATCCTAATGTTGGAATTTCAATAGGTTTACCCAATAAACAGTTTGGCATATTTATATTATCATTATTCATTTAATTCTCACCTAACTCGTTACAAAATCTATACCATCAAGACAATAAACGTATCCTGCAAACCATTGATTTGGATAAAAACGTTCTACATTTGAATATTGGTTATATCCAATACCTATTGTTTCAGTTCTTAAAAATAACAAACTTAATTCATGTAATATAGCATTCGTCCTCAATGCAGTATATTTTGCGGCACTAGCAGTTAATTCCCATAACCTAACATTACTTATTATATAAAAATCCACTTTAATATTTTTATAGAAAACATTATCTGGAACAACTGTTGAATCACTAATGTTAATTGTTAAAGTAGATTTTTGTATGTCTGCATTATCAATAGAAAATGGTGTTGTGAATATTTTTTTATTATCTGTCTCAGTAAACAATATACTTGTATCAGCAAAGTCAGAATAAGATAAAGGGTCTTTTACATCATAATATAAATATTTACATAAATTTTGACTTGTATATATCTTATCTAGAATCGAATTTAAATACTTATCTAAATGTATTATAGTAGTATCACTCATTCAATATTACCTCCCTTTAAGTGTATTGTTTAGCTAGTGCATGAGTTATATTATCCACTCTTGCGTTTATACTATCTAATTGTAGCTTCATAGATATCATTCCATTAGTATCATCCCCATCAGTATCTTGAAATACCTCTGTTATACTATCAATAGCAATTGTTCTCCATGCTCTTAAAGGATTTCCTAATAAGAAACGAGTCCCTTGTGGAGCATCTTTTATTAATCTGGAATTTGCACAATTAGGTATTTTTACAACCATAGTATTTGAAGGTAATAATAAATATCTATCTTCAATAGGTATATAAATTTTTACATCCATGATTGCATCAATAGAATATTGTGTTTCATTAGGAGTTGAGGGCATTACATCTAATGTAGAATCTATAAATTTTAATTTTGTATTACATCTTTGTACAGCACAACTTTGTGTTATACTAGCCATATTATCTGTAATTATTACCATCCATCTGTAACCTTCAAATTCAAAAATATCACCTAAATATATCTTCTGGTCAATATCTTGAAATGTGATTTTTTTAATATTGTCATGAATAGTTAAATCAGCACTTGTAGGAGTGTACCAAGCTGATATTCTTACCCCTATATCATTTAAAGTATCTGTGTCTCTTTCTTTTAAACTAACTACCCAATAATCACTAGCCCTAGTAAAATCACTATTTAACATAGCTTGTGTTTGACTTCTATATTCTTTTCTAGTTGAGGAGTTTCTAACAGACAAAATGGCATTATAAGCATCATATGCCATAATGCGTTCACCTCCCTAAATTATTTATAATTTTTTCACATATGTTTATACATTTAAAAATTTGTGGCTTGTATTCATCTTTTAAAGTTAAATTATTTAATGATTCTAAATTGAAAATTAATTCTACAAATAAACCATTATTTAATAGCATCTCTTCTCCACCTACAAGTTCAATTTTTAAATTAAATAAATATTTATCTAAAGTTAAACAATTTTGTTCCTTCATAGGAAGTATTTTCCATATCCTATTAATTAGGTGTTTAAAATATTCTTGAAGTGACTTTTCAGATAAACTACCTCCATATTTGTTTTTAAAATTGTTTTCCATATTATCACCCCAAAGCTGTTAAATCTGCATTGTCATAAGTATAATCTATTATCAATTTATCAGCATCTATTTTTAATTGTTTGTATCTTGCACTTTTTTCTTTTAAGTTATTTGCTTCTGAATATCTTTTATAATCTGTATCAGATAATCCCATTCTTATATCTAATAATCTGTTAGTCTCTCTATTTATCCATTCAACAGTCATAAGAGTACTTAAAATTTCTTCTTCTTCTTCTGTTAAGGTATCTGTAAATAATTTAGTTGTATCATTTCTATCAGTTAAATCATTTGAACATTTTTTAAATTTAACTGTAGCTTTTTTTAGAAAACCAATTAAAAAACTTTCATAATCATCTTCAGACATAACATATAATGCATCTAATTCATAATCTTGAAGGGAATTAGCAAATCTTTCAAATATATTACTATACGGTGTTGTCATATTTTTAACACCCCTTAATTAATTTCAAAATTTAAATGTTTTTTAAATACTTCTATTTTACTTCTTGAATCAATCTCACCATCTTTTATCTTTTTTGTTACAATTCTTGCGAAATCTAATTTTAATGATTTAGGAAGTTTAGGAAGTAAAACATTTAATTCTTTAATAGTTAGTTTTAATAAATTGTTCATTTTCTCTTGTGTAATTAAATTATCATAAATATCATTGTAATTTAAATATGTAACTACATCATCATCAAGAATTAACGCCCAACCATCTTCAAATATTATTGCTTGGTCACTAGTAATATCAATAATATCACTCACTGTCATTCTAGCTTTTTTACCATAATCTTTTAAAATCCATTGTCTCCTAGTAGATGTAGATATCATTACTAATTGACCAGAAGTATTATTCATTACCAATACTTCATCAGTTAGTTTAACTTCTCTTTTCATTTTTACTGGTTCTGTTATATCATCTGTAAATGTTTTTTTAGTTTTAGCTCTTGCCATTATATAATCTCCTTTTGTTCTATTATTTATAAATGGACAGCTAGATTATAACTGTCCATTTATATTTTAATTATTAAGAAACTCTGTAAATACCATATCTTCCAGCAGTAAGTATCTGAGTATCCCACATTTTTTGCATTGTGTATTCCAAAGATTGGTCTGCATTTTTATTTAAACTATTTTCTGTTATAATTGTATTTCCTTCAAACCCTAATTTTACAGGTTTGTCAACTCCCATAGGAGTAACAATTATGAAACTATCTGATATAGCAAAAGTATCAGTATTAGCAACATGTGCTTGGTCAATTTGTAACAATGTTGTTCCTTGGAATTTACCATAGAATCCCATTGTATTATACTCATCAAGCATATTTTGGGAATTTAATCCAGGATATGCAGTATAACCAGTATGTGCGTTTACTTTAGCTAAAGCTAATTTTGTGCCCCAAGCAACTACAGGTACACCACCATTAGCAGCTTTTACATGTTCTGCCATTGTTGTGAATGTAGTTGAACTGAATGAACCAGTTGCAAAATATGTAGATTCAGTTCCATCATAACTATCATATAATGCTGTATAAACATCAGTTTGAATTGCATTAACAAAACTTAATGCAACTTTCTGAGCATAATCTCCCCAAGCCATTCTTCCAGCTAAAAGTCTATATAAATCTTCATAAACTCTTACTTCTCTCATGATTGGTGTAAGATTAATTGCTCTCCTATCTAATTTCTGTCTGCGAACGTTTACGTTACCCTGTGAAACTTTAGTAACAGCAAAGATATCAGATGAAGTTACTTCTATAGATAGTTTATCTCCCCATGCCATATTTCTAACATCAATAAAAGAATCAAATTGATTAGTTAGTAATTTTGGTAATATTGCATCTATTGCAGCTCCGATTAAGTTGAACAATTTATGTTGAACCAATGGGTGTGTATAGAGTGAATAATCCATTTTCATTCCAGCAGTATAAGGCAATCCAGCATATTCTACTGAATCTTTAATTAACTTATCAGTAAAGATTTGATTACTTTCATCATATGAAAATTTTAAGGCATCAGGATTTCTAGTGCCTTCAAACAATTTTAAAGCCATTTGTACAATTGCATCCATAATAAAACATTCCTCCTTCATTTAAATTTTAATTATTAAGCTTTTACTACTCTAAATGTAGTACATGCAGTTTTTGAATATCCTGAACCAGAATATCCAAAGTATCCTTTTTCAATAACTTTACCACCCATTCTAGTTGTTGTACCTAAACTTGAAGCAGCAACTAAATTGAAACTTCCTGTTGCAGGAATAACATATTCACTAACTACAGTTGTTCCAGTTAAGCCATCATCAGTAATAGTGATAACATCACCAACTGATAAATGATAAGCTCTTGAAGGTTGGTCAGCAAGATTTGTAAAATCTTTCAAAGTCTTGCCTGGTTCGTAATTTACCTCTGGAGTATATACCAATAAAACTTCTTCAACATCAAAATTTGTTGATGATGGAGTAGCTGTTTCATATACATCAGTTTGTCCACTTATTAACCCACCTAAATTGACAAATGAACCATTTTCTAAGTCACCAGCAGATTGTACGCTTGTAATATTTCCACCATAAATCGCTTGGCATTTATCTAATCTAACCATTACACTCATTTTTAAATTCCTCCTTTAAAATTATTTATTAATTTCACTTTTAGCTTTCATAAAAACATCAAAATTTTCTTTTTCTGTATCTGCTTTTTTTATTTCTGGTACAATGCCTAATTCAATTAACCCATTTGGTTTATTATCAAATTTAGCCATTTTCTTACCATAAATTGCATATAACTGACCTTCTATTTCAGATGTTTCCATATCAATAGCTTTAGTTTTAATATCTTTTATATCTTCCTCAGACAACATATTCCCAAATTTTGCGAATATACTATCTATTGTAGCTTGTTTTTCTTCTAATTCTTTTGCTTCTAATTTAGATTTTAATATGTTGTTTTCCTCAAATAATAAATCAAAATTAGTTTTTAATTCTATAAAATTACTATTTAATTCTTCAAACTTTTTTGTCATTTCTGAATTATCTATAGTATTTTCATTAGTGTCTTCCTTAATTGTGTTATCAATAACTTCAAATGATGCTGTTGCTTTTTCAGTTTCTACACTCATATCTTCAGTTGTTTCAGTTTCAGTTTCAGTTTCACTTGTTTCATCTGAATCTGTTGTAACTTCTACTTCAACTGTAACTGCTGATTCTTCTAGGTTTTCAACTGAAGCATTTTCAGTTTTACATCCCATATCTGTTGTAGTGGCATCATCAACAATTACTGGAACTTCTGCATTTGTAGTTTCTGGTTCTGCACTAAAATTTTCAGTAGTCTTGTTAACCTTTTTCATCCTGCTATCCACCTCCATTAAATTTTTACTATCAATTATTCTATCAACCCATTTATTGAAACTTAAAGTAGAATTTGATAAGGAATATTTTAATTCTTTTATCATTAAATTGAAATCTTCTTTAAAATAATTTTCTTTTGATGGATATGCAATAATCTCTGAATCTTCAAAACATGGTTCTACATTGTTTTCTAGGTTTTCAGTGTCTTTACCTAATATACATAATGCACTGAATTCCAGTTCTTCAATGACAAATACATTCTGCTTATCAATTACTGCTTGATATCCACTAACTACATTGATTTCCATACTCTGATTAGAACTCTCATTAATTGTCTTTTCCAATTCTGGGAACTTATGAGTCCATAAATAAATATCTACAGTAAAATATTCTTTACCATCAGTTCCTAATTCCCATCGTGAATTTAAATCATCATAAGCACCTACACATCCATATGGCATTGTTGTATCAATATAATTAATTTCATTTGAAGTGATTTCTAATTTACCACCATGTCCACCAAAATTATTTTTATCTTTTATCCACTCTCCAACTACAGGTGCATAATATAATGAAGGAATTGCTTTTTGAAAAGTTTCTTTCTTAATGTATGAACCATTTCTATTAATACCAGCATAACCAATTTTACAATATGCTTTAGCAAATAAAGAATTAATCTTCTCATAACCATCAATTTGTACTTCAAAACTCATTATAGTATTATCTCTCACGTAATAATCTCCCCCTTTCATTATTATTAAGAGGTTTATTATAAAAATAAATATTATTTTTTATTTATAATATTTTTTATTTGTTCATTATTGAAAAATACAAATTGGATTTCATTATCATCTGATAAACATGTTCCAACTTCAAATATTCCACATGAATTTAATAATTTTCGAGTAGAATCATTACAATAATAAAAATTATTTTTAGTGAATTTTGTAGCTAAATTTTTTATATTATTTATTCTCATAATATCCTCCTCTATAATTCCTCTTTATTTTGTTCTTGCTCCCTAGTTTGCATACCTGAATCAGTTAAGTCGTTTAAATCACTTTCAGGTTTACCCTTTTTATCCTCTAAATTACTTGAATGACTCGTTTGAACAGGTTCTAAATTGTCTTTTAAACCTGTGTATTTTTCTAATAAATTTAATTTATCCAAATCTCCTGCTCTTAATCCTAGAGCATGTCCCATTAAACTTACTGGCATCCCATATTGCAATCCCTGTACTGCACTATCAAATTGTTCTTTTTTATTTAAAATAGTACTGTTTAGAAAATCTGTAAAAAACTTATATTTCTTGCTGTTAACATTAGAATGATAATTACAAAATCTAGCACACTGTTGATACATTAATGTTACAAATGCTTCATCAATTTTAACACCGTTTTGCACACCCACACTTGACTTGCTCTGAGCACCAAATAACATAGGTGATACACCAGATGCATCCCAAAATTGCTGAGTACTATAACCTACAATATCCTCACTATTTGGTGAGTTATCAAAATTGATAGCTGAAATATCCATAGGACTTGTTATGACACTAGCACCCTCTGGTAATGCTGATTTAACATTTGTATGAAATGCTCCTGCTGTTCCTTCATCAATTAAAAAGTCATTGCGTTTTGAATCCTTATCATTACGCATTGGTATTTTTTGTAATACCATTTTCCAAGTTTCTAATTCAGTTTTTGCTTTTTGTATGTCTTGATACTCAACAATATCTAATGAATTTAAATAAATCCCTAATAATGCTGGCATTATTCCTGCAAAAGATTCATCCCACTTGAAACATACTGATTTCGTAGGGTCTAATGTTACATGAAAATATTCTATATTCCCTTTTCCACTTATATATTTCCAATATGCATCTTGAATTTCTTCACAATATGAATTTACATCAATTCCTGATTGTAAAAAGAATGACATGTTAATAGCAAATTTATATCCTAAATTAGTTTTCCCTACTATCTTACAATAATCTGTAGGTAATCTCTGTAATGTTATAATATCATCATTTTCCCTTATAGAATAAAATGCAACATCCTCTAAAATAATAGTGTGCATCATATTTCTAAATTCATAAACAACATTAAATTTATTGTACCAATCTAATATTTTATTATATGCTTTCTTAAATTGAACACTATTATCAGGATTTTGTGGTATAATAATATATCTAAAATCTAATAAATCTCCAAAATAATGTACTAATCTTTTAAAAAACATATTAGAATTATATAAATATTGTCCAAAATCTTTTAACTCTTTTTCATGATAAACTGGATTTTGTAAATAAATTTTTAATTTTGTTCTATTATACTTTTGAGGAGAAGATGTTACTGTTTTTAAAATTGAATTTGCCCAAACTGGATTATTCAATATACTCGTTCCCATTGTACTAGAGTTAAGAAATTTATTAAAATCAAAATCTAAACTTTCATATTTAGCATCAATAACTTCACCATTTTCTGTTGTCAAAATATCACCTTCTTTCTCAAATAAAATTGAGTAAATTTATATTTTAATTATTAATTTATAAATAAATACTTCATTGCATCTATCTCTGTTTCTTGATATATATTATCTTCAAATGTTTTTATATACCATAATCCATAAGCTAAAGCAGAAAATCTGTCTTTATCAATACGTGATATTGTCTTTTCAATTGAATATTTTCCTGAAGATAATTGCTTGATTTTTAAATTAGATATTTCTTCCATTAGTAAATCTGTGTTTATATATGGTAACATTTTAGTTGCATAGTCTTTATCATCAATATCATATCCAGCATTAGCTCTCTTTTCTAATAATTGTAACTTACCACTTGTTACCATATCAATAAATGCAATTATTATCTCTGATTGTGCTGATTGTGGTTTTAAATCATATATTATTTTCTCTGAATTATCAATCTCAGGTTTAATATCAGGATTGTTAATTGTTGCCCAACATCCCAATGAATCCCCTGTGTTTATATCAAATGTTTCTAATACTAAATCGTCTAATAAGCCTTTTCCCAAACCATTAGAATCAATTATTACAACCTTCGCATTATATAGCAATTTAACTTTTTTTACTTCCATTGCTTGTGCTTGGAATGTTAACATGTTTGATACATTAATCATATTTACTAATTTAATAAATGTTATTTTATTGTTTTGGTTTCTCTTGATTTTTAATACTGCTATAGATGATTGATTGTTTGCTTTACTCTCAGACCTAGCAACGTCAACTCCTAATATATATTCACTCTTATCATCAGATTTAAATTCTTCTTTAGTCAAAGTTCTTAATGTTAATAACTTGTTTATGTCAACTAATGCATTATCTGTTGCACCTGTCCATTTTGACCCATAGTTCATCGCGAAGAAGATAGGTGATAATTTTTCTTTTTTAGCTAGTATTTGTGCCTTTGTTTCGCCACGTCCAAAGCCCACAGCTAGATTCCAGTCACTTCCAAATACCATCTTACCTTCTAAATTTGCCATTTCTTTTATCATTATTATATTTCTTTCATGCTCAGAAGAACCCTTAAATCCACTTGTAGTAAAATAATTTATCTTACCATTTAATTCATCAGAATTAATTAATGCCAACTTACCTATAGTTCTTCTGGGAACATTTACTACGGGTTCTAAAACATCCTCAAACAAAAGGTTATTTAATAACGCACTTTCCTCAATATTCAAAGTATGTCTTCTTGCACCTTTAGTGTTCTGTTGGTTAGCTAGAATATCAACTCTCCCACCAGAAGTGAAAGTAACTTCAGCTGTGTCTTTTGAAAATTTTGAACTCCTAATTTCATTCGCCATAAGAGGATAAAATTTTAATATCTCTCTATGCTTTTCAGATAATAATTTGGCAGCATTTTCTTTAGTTTGTGCTGACATAGCATTATTTATATCAGGATAAAATATTGCACCATGATACATAGACATAACCTCTAAGAGCGTATTGTGACTTATGAATCCATTACTAACAAAAGAATGCGTTTCATTTGTCTGTAAATCACATACATGATTGTTGCTATCTTCTATTGTCTTTACCTTTGAATAAAAATAATTTGTGTTATATTTATATTTTAATTCTTTAAAATTATTGCATAACTCAGCATTCTTTAAACTTAATAAGTAATCTAATTTCTTATATGTTAATTCATTAGTACCTTTTAATAAATGATATATATTATCATAAACATATGTATTGTATTTTTTTATATCATTATAAAATAAGTTAATCTGATTTTGTTGATTAGGTATAATATCTTTATGTGAAGTAGAAAGAAATCCAAATAAAGATATTATACCTAATCAACAAAATCAGATTAACTTATT